GCACGTTCAATCAATGTGATTGAGTTAACCTTTGTTGCTACAAGATCGGGTGTTGAGTTCGAAGAAATTGTTGGATCACTAACTTAATAAATAATTTTAAATAAAGGAGAAAAAGAATGGCATTTAATATAAATGAGTTCAAATCCCAGTTAACTGGCGGTGGCGCTCGTAGCAATCTTTTCCAAGTGCAAATCTTAAACCCTGTTGATTCCACAGCTGATTTCAAAGTTCCATTTATGACAAAGGCTGCTCAGCTACCTGCTAGTACTATTGCGTCAATTGACACAGTTAATTACTTCGGTCGTGCTATTAAGTATGCAGGCGGAAGAACATTTGCTGAATGGACAGTTACAATCATTAACGACGAAGATTTCTTAGTCAGAAATGCAATGGAAGCTTGGATGAATGGTATTGTTTCACATGATACTAACTTGAGTGGTTTGCCACAGGATTATAAATCAAACGCGCTAATTACGCAGTATAGTAAAAGTGGTGACCCATTACGTACTTACAAGTTTGAAGGTTTATTCCCTACTAGTGTTGCTGCGCAAACAATGGATTGGGATACTGATGGGATACAAACATTCGATGTTACGTTTAGCTACGATCTTTGGATGGTAGAGGGTAACACCGGAATTCCTACTAGTTAATTATAATATAGGATGATATTTTGAAAATTTTTGGGTTTGATATAAAGAGGGCTGAGGAGGAGACTACATTACCAGTTAGTTTCGCCGAACCCTCTAATGATGATGGAGCGATTACCGTTGGTAATGCTCTTGGTGGTTTTTATAATACGATATTAGATATGGAAGGTTCCGCTAAAACGGAATCCGACCTTATTACTAAATATCGTTCAATGGCAATGCAGCCTGAAATTAGTCAGGCAGTTGATGACGTTGTGAATGAAGCAATTAGTGTTGATACAAATGATAGAGTTGTTGATATCTCGTTAGGAGAAACAGATCTATCAGATAAGATTAAAAAATCTATCGTAAAGGAATTTGATAACGTACTTGCATTATTTGATTTTACGAATAACTCGTATGACATGTTTCAAAAGTTTTATGTTGATGGAAGATTAAACTATCATATTATAATTGACCCTGAAGATGTTAAGAAGGGTGTAATAGAATTAAGATACGTTGACCCTCGTAAGTTAAAGTTAATACGAGAAGTTGATAAGAAACAAAAAGATCCGCATTCAGGAATATCTGTTAAGAAGATTAAGAATGAGTATTATATGTACTCAGAATCAGGGTTTCAGAATACAAGTACAGGAGCAAGTGGCAGTAGTACAACTGGAATTAAAATATCAAAGGATTCTATTGCTCGAGTTACTTCGGGATTGATGAATGAGAACAATAGTTTAGTTCTATCTCATTTGCATCCAGCAAGTAAAGCTTTAAACCAGTTAAGAATGTTAGAAGATGCTGTTGTAATTTATACATTAACAAGAGCACCGGAAAGAAGAATTTTTTATATAGATGTAGGTAACTTGCCAAAGAACAAGGCAGAGCAATATCTTAGAGATATGATGGCTCGACATAAGAATAAGTTACAGTATAATTCAGATTCAGGACAAATTACTGATTCTAGAAAAATGTTAACAATGACAGAAGATTTTTGGTTTCCTCGTCGTGGTGGAGAAAGATCAACAGAAGTTGATACTCTCGCAGGAGGTTCTGCACCAGGATTGAGCAGTAACGAAAACTTAGAGTATTTTCAACGAAAATTATTTAAAGCGTTGAAAGTACCCTTATCTCGTTTAGAGCCGGAGGCCATGGCAAGCTTTGGTAGAACATCTGAGATTACTCGAGATGAACTGAAGTTTGGTAAATTTATTAGAAGGATCCGTAATCGCTTTTCTTGGATATTCAGTATGGTACTGGAAAAGCAATTGATACTCAAAGGTATTTTAACACCTGAGGAGTTCAACGAAATTAGAAACGATATTCGTTACGACTTTGTTAAGGATAATTACTTTGAAGAGTTGAAGGAAGCTGAGATTTTGAGAGAACGATTAAATACTCTCAGAGATATAACTGATTATACAGGCAAGTATTTCTCTCATCAGTGGATTACGACAAACGTGTTACAAATGACCGAAGAACAAGCTTCAGATATGGAACAACAAATATCTGACGAAAAGGCACTTGGCGGACACGAAGAAGATGATTCTTACTGAATATAAATAAAGTATAGAGTAAATTAAATTAGGGACTAAATATGAAAAATTTTAAAGATCTAGTTTCGGAAGTTGCCCAACCAGTGGCTCCAGAAGAAAAACGATTTAAGGATCAACATACAATCGAGGTAATCCCTCATCCTGTTGCGCCTGATCACGTTTTCAGCGGGGAGATACCTGGTAAAGGAGAGGCTGCAAGACCAGCTGACCAGAAAGGCGATGAAAACTACGATAAGGCTTATAAAAAGAAAACAGCGCAAACACTACCTCAACGCGGTACAGGTGATGGCAAAGATATTGACGACGTAAAGAACGAAGAAAAAGATATCGTTAAGAAATCCATTACTGAAATACTTGGAGTCAATAAAAAGAAAGAAGCCAAGAAAGATGACGACTCAATGGAAGAAAAGGTAACTTGCCCTCAGTGTGAAGGTAAAGGTTGCGACCATTGTGACGGTAATGGTTACCATATAAAAGAAGCTGGTTGTTCAGATAGTACGCTTAAAGCAGAAAAGAAACCTGTTAAGAAAGCAACAACAAAAGAAGATAAAGTTGATGCAGATGATAACAAGGATTCTTTAGAACCTGAAGCAAAGCCAATTAATAAGCCTAAACCTTCACCAACACAAGTTACTATCAAAGACAGTAATGGTAAAACTCTATCAATGACATTTAAAGAAATGTTAAGTAAAGTTTCAACAGAGGAAGAATTGCTTGAGAGTCCCCAGCAAGAAATTCCTATGATGATGAAACAGCTACACTTCATTACTTATGCTTCTGAAGAGATTGGAGATTACCTTAAAACTGAAGGACAAGATCCTGAAGAATGGTGGCAGAATAAATTAGCTGAAGTATTCTCAAATGTTAAATCATTATATGCTTATGCTAAAGGCGATCAAATGGTTAACAGTAAACCTCTATCAGCTTCAAAGATGTATAAAGCGTCAAAGCAATACGAATCAATTGAAGTAGGATCATTTGAATTACAAAACGAAACAGTAATGGAAGTATCAGAAGAAGATGCAACTGTTTTAAATAAAATGTTCAGTGAACTAACAGAAACAAATACAAAAGAAATGTATAGTGTATTGGTTGCTGATGAAGCAGGCTACAACGAAATCCTCGAATTTGCGAAAGAGAACATATAATGCCAAGTATAATTAAAGTTAAAGGTACTGAAGCTGCAGTAACAGCCGCTGATAATATTGGTTCAGCAACTCTCGTTAGATTGTTTAACGCAACTGCTGCAGGTATACTTATTACTCATAAGAATGCTGGCGGAGATATTCTTGGTACATTTACTGCTGGTTCTGGGCAATCGTTTGTTAAGAAAGATTCAACAGATACCTTAACCGCCAACAGTTCAGTATTAATGGTTGGCGTTGCTCACTACACATAAAGGAAACTATTATGAATTTAAACTTAATAACAGAATATAGGGAAGATTCCGTAGAAGTAATTACCGAAGCTAAAGAAGACGGTAAAAAGAATTACTTTATTGAAGGAATTTTCATGCAAGGCGATCTAAAAAATCGCAATGGAAGAATTTATCCAAGTTCCACGTTAGAAAATGAAATGAATAGATACAACAAAGAATTCATTGAAACTAAGCGTGCACTTGGAGAACTAGGTCACCCTGATGGTCCGCAGATCAATGGGGATCGGGTTTCCCATCTTATTACTGAGATGAGACGCGACGGCAACGATTTTTATGGTAAGGCCAAAATCTTATCAACACCTATGGGGGAAATCGTCAAGAGCCTATTAGACGAAGGAGTAAAGATCGGGGTTTCGACTCGCGGTCTTGGTTCGGTCAAGGCAGGTAGAGATGGAGTTATGGAAGTCCAAAAGGATTTTCATCTTTCTACTGTTGATATTGTTACTGACCCTTCAGCACCAAATGCGTTCGTAAATGGTATCATGGAGAACGTAGAGTATTACTACGATATTGCTTCAGGAAATTGGAGAGCTCAACAAGCTATCGAAAATATCCAGGAAGAAGTTGAGAAAAAAATCAATCGCGTGGTAAGAACTATTGATGAAGAGACGGCAACAAGAATGTTTAAAACATTCGTCCAATCTTTGAGAAACTAAATTTTTATAAATAAATAAAGTAAAGTTTATTATAAACATATTTGTAAGTTAAAAACAAATTTAAAGGAGAAAATAAATGGAAAACGTAGAAGAAAAATTCGTTTCCGACGATGGTATCTCAGAAGTACCTGCTGCTGTAACACCTGAAGGTGGAGAAGGTAAAAAGGACAAACTGAAGAAGACTACTACTGACGAGCCTAAAGGCGCAGTTGAGCCCAAGAAAGTAATTCCTGGTCAAGGCGATGCTGGTAAGCCTGTTCCTACTGCAGAAGAAGTTGAAGTTGAAACTGTAGAAGAAGTAGTTGTAGAATCTTCAATTGAGTCAATCATTGAAGGCGAAAATCTATCAGAGGAATTCAAAGGCAAGATCAGTCTTGTATTTGAAGCCGCATTAAACGAAGAAGTAAACAAAAGAACTGAGACAATTCGCGAAGAATTAACTAAGTCTTTAGAAGAGTCATTGGAAGAAGCAGTAACTGAGAAATTGGATACTATTACTGAAAATGTCGATAAGTATTTAGATTACGTTGTTTCAGAATGGATGTCAGAGAATGAGATCGCAATCGAATCCGGTATTAAGGTTGAGATGGCTGAGTCATTAATGACAGGTCTTAAGAACTTGTTTGTTGAACACAATGTTACTGTTTCAGAAGAAACTGTTGATGTTGTCGCAAACTTAGAAACAAATGTAGCTGAGTTGGAAGAGAAAGCCAATGATCTTGTAAACGAGAATATCGAATTACAAAAAGAAATTGCCACTTTCAAAGCAGAACAAAAATTTGACGAACTATCAGAAGGACTATCTGCAAACCAGGTAGAACGTTTGAAAGTATTGTCTGAAAAGCTTGACGTTGTAGATCTTGATGCATATGCAGAAAATCTAACAGTAATCAAGGAGTCATTCTTTAGTGATAAGCCTCTTGTTGAAAAACATGATGTTCAATCTGAGTCTGACGAAATTATTCTAGAGGAACAGGAAGTAATTAAACCATCTTCCGATTACGCCTCTATTAATTCTCTAGTTGAAGCTTTCAACACTAAGAAGTAAAGAATAATTAATTATTTGGTTTATTTAACTTAATTTTAATTAAATATAAAGGAGATCCATAATGGATAACTATACAAGACTAGTGGAAAAGTGGGAGCCAATTCTAGGGCACGAATCTTTTTCACCAATTAAGGATTCTCATAGGAAAGCAGTTACTGCTACTATCCTTGAGAACACAGAACGCGCACTAGCTGAAACTGGTGATCTTTCTGCAAACATGACTTCACTATTGTCAGAAGCCCCATCTAACGCTGCCGGTACAGGCGGTTATAGTGGTTCCTCAACTCCAGCAGGTCCTGTTGCTGGTTACGATCCGATTCTTATCTCATTGGTAAGACGTGCGGTTCCTAACATGATTGCATATGACATCTGTGGTGTTCAGCCTATGACTGGTCCTACAGGCCTCATCTTCGCAATGCGCGCAAGATATGGTACTCAAGCCGGCGCTGAAGCATTCTACG